TTCTGATTTAAGGGTTTCTGTTTTCCCTTTGTAAATGTACTCTAACATATTTTTCTCTTTTTAAATATTGTTTATAACATTAAATATGACATTTTTTAAAATAAAACAATATTTAAAAAATGAATTAATGCTAAGAGATTTGATTACATACGAAGTTAAAGTTGATGATGAGTACTCTGACAATGGGGAGGACCTTGGCATTGATTTAATTTCCAACGTTAAAACGCCTGCAGTTAAAATCAAGGGTGTTGCTCTATCTTGTGATAAAATCAAAGACGTTAGATTTACTGATGACAAGAAGTATAGAATTGCTGCTCCAGTAATGGTACCTGGCGATATCTACAGAAACGATACCGAAGAGTATATGCTTAGGTTTACGCCAGATATCATCGAAAAAATGGCTAAGAAGTTTATGGCCAATTTAACAAAGAAAAATGGTGGTGTATTCAATCTTGAGCACGGAAATGAAATGATTGATAGCTATATTCTTGAGTCATATTTAGTTGATTCAGAAGCTAAAGTTGATATGATTAAGAAGGAGTTTGGGATTGATTTGCCGCTTCACTCTTTTTTCTTGGTTCAACAATTCAATGATAAAAATAAGTATAATGAACTTGTTGCTAATGGTCAAACTGGTTTTTCACTTGAGGGTTTCCTTGGAATGGAATTGGTTAAAATGACAGAAAGTAATAAAGAAGATAAAATAAAAGAAAAATCAAAATTAACAAAAATGAAGAAAAAGTTAAAGTTTGTTGGTACCAAAAGAGTACTTAAGTCAGCAAGTAAAAAAAGACTTGAAGAAGTGGTTGAAACAGAAGAACTTATTATAGTTGCTGAAGAAATTACTGAGAATGCTGAGGTAGTTGTAGTAGAAGATGTTACAGCTGGTCCAATTGAAGATTTCACAGGTGAAGTTGATGTTGTTGTTGATGGTGTAGAAGAAGTTCTTATCATAGAGAATGGCGTTATTACTGAGGTTGTTGTTTCAGAAACTGAAGAAACTCCAGAAGCTCCAGAAGCAGAAATGGAAGAAGAAAAAGTTGAAGAAGAAATTTCAATGGAAGAAGAAAAGGTAGAAGAAGAAGTTGTAATGGAAGAAGAAAAAGTTGATGAAGACATTATAATGGAAGATGTAGTAGAAGAAGTTATTGAAGACGTTGAGCCTAAAGACAAAATGGCTGAAGTTTACGAAATGATTGCTGAGCTTAAAGCTGAAATAGCTAGTCTTAAAGAGCCTAAAGTTGAAGAGGAAGTAGTTATGAACAGAAGCAGATTCACAAGTGCATTGACTTCTTTTGTTGAATTTAACAAAAACAGAGATTAAGTCAACTCTTAAAAAAATGACAAAAAATAAATTGTAACAATATTTAAAAAACAATAAACAATGAGAAAATTAAAATTTGATTTAGACGTTGCTTCAAATGCATTACTTTGCCCAAATCCATCAGAGTGGTTTGCAAAGTCATATATTCAAGAAAATGTAGCAGGTAACTTTAGAACTATTCCTGGAGTTAAGGAAGAAACAAAAATTGCTAAGAACGTATTTAACAACCTTATTAAGGCTGCTGGATGTGCTTGGTCACCAGTTGACACTGTTCTTGACGCAGAAGACATTGACGTATGTAAAGTAGACGTAATGGTTCAACTTTGTCAGTATGATGTTGAGTCATCTTTCGTATCAGCTAAAATGGCTGCTGGAGATGCTAACTGGCAAGAGGCTGAATTCCTTAACCACTTCTGGTCAGAGCTTCAAGAAGCTACTGCTGAGGAATTACAACTTATCAGATGGAATGGTGATAGCACACTTACTGGAGATACTTCTCTTAAAGTATGTGACGGTTACCTTGTAAAGCTTGAGGCTGCTACAGGTGCTACTGAAAACACTGCTTTCACAGCTGCTACTTTCACATCAACAAACATTATTGATGCTCTTGTAGGTACTATCAACTCTCTTCCAGAGGCTGTTAAGTCTAGAAAGAAAGATGTAAGAATCTATATGTCTGAGACTAACGCTTTCCACTATGCAATTGCAACACTTGGATTGAACAACAACTTCAACTACACAGGTGAGCTTGAAATGAGCTTTGCAGGTTACAAGATTTCTATCCAACCAGGTATGTCTGACGACTACATCGTTGCTGGAAATATGAACTCTTTTGCTTATGCATTTGACGGTGAAGGTGACTCTAAGAACTTGAAAATAGTTAATATGATTGACACTACTGCTGAGCCTGTATTGAGAGCTAGAGTGGGTATGAAAATCGGTTTCCACATCTTGAATGATGGTGCTGAGGTTGCATATTCAAAAGTAGGAGCATAATCTTATAACAAAATAAACAACTTATAAAAAAGGCTGGCTGCTTGTTGGCCAGCCTTTTTTTTGAAATAAAAACCTTAAAAAATTAAATAAAATGGCATTAAACTGTGATAATTTAGAGTCAATCTTCAGAGGATGTGATAACCCAATTGGAGGTATTGACCAGAGAATATACATCAATGATTCAGAAAACGTTCTTGATGCTGACTTTACGTATGACCTTACAGCTCATACAATTACTGCTCTTACAGCTGCTACAGCGTTCGAGGTTGTAGAGTTCAGAAAAAACTTGGCTACATTAGAAGAGCCTTACACAAGAGAAGATGAAGGAGCTATTATCTTTACTCCAACACTTACTATCCCTGTACACGGAAGAGACGCTGCTAAGTCAAGAAAGATTTCTCTTCTTGCTGCTGGTCAAAGAGAAGTTGATATCATCGTTCCTCAAAATGATGGTGGATATGTTTACCTTAGAAAGATGCAACTTTCAAGTGTTGCTGATGGAACAATGGCAAACAAAAGTGAAGCTTCAAAATACACACTTGTATTTGACGGTCAGGCTGAACAACTTTCTTACTTCATCGGAAGTTCTGTTGTTACCTCTTTAATCTAATCACATTTATCTCTTTTTGTGATTTAACAAAAAACCCTCCACATTATGTTGGGGGGTTTTTTTATGACAAAAGTTAATTAGACAAACAATATTTAAAAAAGAAAAACGTGATATTTATTTTACCAGAAACATCGAATACATTTATCAGAAGGTTAAATGATAAGAGAAAGCTTGAAGATGGTTTTTTCTTGTGGAAACTGACTAATGAGTTCACAAAAGATGTTGTTTATTTTTCTCTAGATGACACAAGTGAGAGACCTTGTGCATATAATACGTTTACACTAATAGAGTCGTTAACTGGCTCTACAAGTGGTGGTACAAATGTTCCTTTAAGCCTTAAGGGTGGACAATACGAATATGAGATTTATGAAACAACTGGTCAAACAAATGATATTCAATTTGCTGTTGGACCAGCGATTGAAAGAGATATGCTAATTGTTAAAATAAATAGAACAGTTAACACATCAATTAACAAAGATATATACTATTAATTATGGGATTATTTAATTTCGGAAAAAACAAAAAAGTGGAGATGTCATCACAAAATGAGGCTCCAAAAAATGAATTTAAGAAGCAAACATTTGGCTCACCACTTGTTAAGATTGGCAATGGAGATATAACCAAGCCATACATTGATAGTAATTATGTTGGTGATGGTTCATATGTTAGATTTGGGATGGATAACTTATATCCACAACTTATCGACCAAATGTATTATCAGTCACCTTTACACTCATCAATTATAAATTATAAAGTTGATTCTGCTGTTGGTGGTGGTTTTGAACTTGAGTATGGAGATGATTCAGCGAAAGCTCAAGTTGATTATAAAGTTTTCTTAAAGAAGAACAAAATTAAGAAGCTTGTTAAAGCTGCGACAAGAGACCTTGTAATGCACGGTAGAGTTCATTTAAAGGTGTTTAAGGATGATGCTGGTAAAGTATATAAGATTGAGCGTATAATGCCGTCTAAGATACGTTACAATAAATCACAGAAAATTTTCTGGTATAGTGATAACTGGATGAATTCTGATGGATTTAAAACATATCCAGCTTTCTCTCTTTCAACTCTTGACCCTATTTCTATTTTCTCATATATGAATTTGGATGATTCTCCAGGTCAGGACGTTTACCCACTTGTAAAAGAAATTTCAATTTTTAACTGGTGCTACTTAGATGGCCAGTCTGGTACACTCCAAAAGAAAAATATTGAACGTACTATTTTTGGGTCCCTTGTAATAAAAAGGCCAAAAGAGTTTGAATCACTTGAGGAATTCAATGACTTTAAAAA